CTATGAGATAGAGTTGCACCAGTTGATCCGTCAGAAACTGATAACGTAGTAGCGCCAGTTCCATTAACTGCTTGTGTTGTATATCCACCAGAAATTTGTTCTATAATTTGTAAATTAGTATTAGTTTTCGTCCCCCATGTACCGGCATTTTCACCAGTTGCTTGAAGTTCTACCCCTAAAGGTGTGTATGTTGATGCCATAAATTTTATCTCCTATGCAGCGTCAGTATAACTTGTATTTGATCCACTTGCAACATCTGAATATGTATCATTTGATCCAGTAGAAACATTACTGTATGAAGTGTTGCTTCCAGTTGAAACATCAGAATACGTATCATTTGATCCTGTTGCAACACTTGTATACGATGTATTTGATCCTGTGTCAATATTTGCGTAAGATTCTATTCCAAGTAAACCTACGCTAGCAGTAATTGTATCTGTTAATAAACCTTGAGTTATATCAGCTAAAGTTATTGATCCTATACTTACTGTTGATGATATTCCAGTTAAAGGAACTCCTATACCAACAGTAAGAGATCCTACTGAAACAGTTGCAGATACACCTGTTGGATTTATTAATTCAATTGCTCCTGTCGTAATACTTCCAAGAGAAATTGTTGAAGAAACTCCTGTAATTTCACTTGGACCAAATTCTAATCCTAAAGTTCCTAAACTAGCTGTTGAAGCTATACCTGATATTGGCTCAGTGCTTACACCAAAAGTTAATCCTAAAGTTCCCAAACTTACTGTTGAAGTTTGTCCACTAACTGCAACTGTTGGACTAATTACAAAACTAACACTTCCAACATTTGTTGTTGCTGCTTGACCAGATAACTCATATACAAATTCTAATGTAGAAGTTCCTAAACTTGCAGTTGCTTCTCTTCCAACCAAAGTAATAACTTGATTTGTAGAT